CACTAGTAGGCCGTCGCCTTGATGATGTAACTGATGGCGTAGTAGGGTGGAATGATGGCCGGGGACGTGCTGCCCGTGGCCCCCGTGCCCGCAGCAGTCGTGTAGCCGTCAACACTCAACCCGGCTGCGTAACCCGCCGCTATCTGGGTTACCCCACCGGCATTAGTTGCGAAGGTGGTCCAGACGCCACTGCCGTTAGAGTCAAAGGTCTGGGCGGAACTGTTCACGCCAAAATAGTCATACCATTGATGAACATGACTCGGGTCTGTGTGGGTGTGGGGGGCGGTGGCAGCCCCACCACTGGCCGCAAGACTGCCCTCGATATTTGACTTGGGGATGCCACTGTCGTCCTGTTTGGCCCCGACGATGAACTTGTCGCGCAGGTCGGGCAGGTTGAAGGTGGTCGAGGTGTCGCCCACCCCGTAGATGGTGCCAATGGCCGTGAAGAGATCGGCATAGGTGGTGCGGCTGACCGCCGCGCCGTTGCAGAAGAGATAGCCCGTGGGGACGGTGGCGATGGTGCCCGCCCAGAGTTTGACGATGCCCGCAGGTTCGGCGGCCAGAACGGTGGACCATGCCGAACCTGTGTTTCGCTTAAGTTGGAGAAGCGTCGTATCCCAACCGATGGCTCCGGCCACGTTGGGGCTCAGGGCATTGAGGTTGGTCGTGGTGTCGGCCTTGAGGACGCCGCACTGGCCAGCCTTATGCGTCCCGTCATCGGTCCCGCTACTATGGGTCGAGAAGTTGTGTTCAACCTGGAGACGTTCGCGGAGGTCGCGCTTAAAGTCTCGGATACGGTCATCAACGATACTGACCGGACTGGAACCTGCGGGGGTAGCCTCGAAGGCATCGTTCCAGGTGGCTGTGAAGGCGGCCGATGCGGGGACGGGACTGGCGAGAAGGGCGGCCAGCAAGATAAGGACAAACCATTTCTTCATCGGCTATCTCCTGCCGGGCACGAAAGCTACCGGCCCGTCGATAAACTGCTTGGAGGCGTCGGCCTCAACGGCCTTCAGGTAAAGCTCGTCACCCTTGCGCGACCAGTAGACAGCCTCGCCGCTGTCCTCACCCTGCCGGGACGCGAACACGTCTGCGCAGGTCTTGGCGATAATCACGTCGTCAATGCCGGTGATGGTCGGCGTACTGGCGTCGGCTACCATGTCGGTCGGCCAAATGTAGCGGCGGGCATAGACCGTGTAAGCCTGGTCGGCCTTGGTATCGAAGAGCATTGTGTCGCCCCACATGCTGTAAAAGCTGGGGCGGTTGGCGGTCTGCGCCGGGTAGGGGCTGGAAATGTCCGTCTGCTCAATGGACCGCTCGCGCAGGGTGGTGTAGCTGTTGTCCACGTCGGCAATCCGCACCTTGAGCACAGACCGGTTGTTGGTCAGCGTTATTGAGGTGCCGTCTATGGCCAGGGTTTGGGTATTCAGGTCTTTGAGGTCGTTCCAGTAGTGGATGAGCACCCGTCCATCACCCTTGGTGTAAACGCCACGCGCAATATCCGAGACCAGCATGTTGAGGATGATTTTGATGTTAGTCGCCCAGGTGTTCTGGCCGGCGAAGCAGCGAAGCTGGACGGCGGTAACGAGTTGTGCGTAGGTCATTCCCATCACTTATCCCAATCCCCTGAGCCCCAGGGCCAGGAGCCGGGGTCGGGGCTACTCGGTTCCGGCCGCCGCTCCTCATTGGTTGGAAGGTCTCTATCGTCTTCGTCCCGGCACCACGAGCGGTTGCAGTTGCCCAACTCGTTCAGCTTGGCCTTGGGCGTCTGGCGGCCGCACCTACCGCAAACCTCGGTAGACGAGATAAGTTTGTTGGGAGTGCCCGTGAGGGTGCCCAAGGCATCGTCGTAATTCGTCTCCCTAGCCATGCTAGTTCCGACCTTGGGGACGGGCCGGTTGCCCAGCCCGCCCCGGTTAAGGGTTATGGATTCTGCTGAGCCCAGGTGCCCACCTTGCTCAGGGTTATCCAGTTGGTCGCGTCAACCGCCACGATGGTGAGTGACCCGCCAACGGTAGCGTTGTAGACGTATTCAGCCGACGCCCCACCCTCGGAGGTCATGGTGTCGCCAGAGGCAGGCGTAATCCTGAACTCCTGCGCCGCCATGACCACGAAGGTGTATCTCAGGCCAGCCGCAGCTCCGGGAAGCGTGGCGGCCGTGGCACCACCAGCCGCAGCATTGGTGATTACCTTGCCGGAATCGGCTGCCACGACGGTATACCCGTCAGCGTCGTCATAGACGATCATCGGGCCGGTTACGCCACCATCAGCACGAAGGGCTCCGTCCACCTCAGCCGTGCCCTCGACGAACAGGTCATCATCGCCAGGGGTCACGTCAGGAGTTGAACCGGTGCCGATGCGGACATAGCCATTGTCGGCCTGAAGAGCCACGTCTTCACCGGAAGTGTAGAAGGCCCGGTTGACGGTGGCGGCCTGGCCGGCAATGTCACTTGAGGTTACGGCGATGCCGTTGATAGTCGCCGCATTCGAGGAAGTGTCATCGTCGGTATCCACGAGGATGCCGTAAGCCGTCACCCCAGCCCCCGCATCGCCCACGCCCATGTCGATATTGACGCAGGAGGCACCGGTGGTGATGGTGTCGTAGTTGAGGTCTACCACGCCTGTAGTGCTGGTGCTGTCAGTCGTGGCGGCGTCGATGGTAAGGCCGGTTGCAGCCGCGCCCGTGGTGATGGAAACTGCCGTGTCCAGACTGTTGCCGAACATGGCACCATAGTTCACGGTTGAGGCGTGACCGGTAGCGTCACTCGCATCGACATTGAGGCCGACCAGAGTGCTGGCCCCGGTGGTATCGTCATCAAGGTCGATGAGGACACCGCTAACGGTGCCCGCACCAGCCATCTCGGAGGTGATCTTGACGTTGACTGCTTCGGTGCCCGCCGTGGTGGTGCCCACGTTGATGTCAAGTGCCCCGGCGGTTTGGGTCTGGTTGGTGGTGTCGCCGTCAATGATGACCAGGCTGGCCGCCGCAAGGGTATGGGTGACTGCGGCTGCCGTAGCGAGAGCACCAGTAACGCTGAGCGTGCTTGCGGCAGTGACCGCCCCGTCAAACTGCACGGTGCCGTCAACCTCAAGCTGCCCTTCGAGGTAGGTGTCCTCCCCGTTCATGGCGGCTGTGCCGGGTGAACCGTTGCCCACCCGCAGGTTGCCGACCATGACGCGAAGGCCCTCAGTCGCCGAGGTGGTCAGGTCGAGGTTGGCCCCGTCGGTCTTGACCAGGGTGGCCGTCTCGTCCGTCGCATCCTTGAGGACGAGGCTGGGCGAGTCGGTGGTCCCGTCGTCCAGGGTCACATCACCGTCGATGATGCTGGTGATGGTCAGGGTGTCCGTGGCGGCATTGCCGATATCGACGTTACCGTTCGCCACGACGGCCCGAGAAAAGATGGTATTCCCGGTGCTCGTGCCGGCGACCGTGATGGTTCCATTCCCGACCGCGTCAATGGTCAGGTTGGCGTTACCCGATGAGGCAGCGGCTATCGCTGGCGCATAGACAGTGCCAGTTGCGCTTATGCCCCAAGTCGAACCCGTGCCCAGGAGGTCATAGCCGGAGCCGGAGTTGGCGAAGGTGATGCCCGCCCCGGTGGCAAAGGCCCCCATCGTGACCTCAATGCCCCCGCCCGATGCAGCCGAAGACGGAGACTTATTGACCACGAGATTGCCGTTGTTGTCGGCGTCGGTGTTGTTGATAGTCACCGCGCCGCCATCAGCCGTGATGGTCCGACCGGCACCCGCCCCGCCAGAGTCGTAAGCCTGGTCGAGCGTGCCCCCGCCAGCCCCGGCGGCCTCCCACGTCAGAACACCGGAACCGTTGGTCTGAAGCTGCTCGCTCGCGTCTCCGTTGTCGGTGGGCAGGGTGTAGGCGATGCCCCCCAGGGTGATGGTGGCCGCGTCAAAGCGGCAGGCCCCGTCAACTTCCAACGTGCCCTTGATAAAGGCATCGTCGTCGCCGGGGGTTACGGTGGGAGTCGTATCGGTCCACTGACTTTCAACTCTCAGCTGGTCAATCCTGGACTCACCTGCCCAAACGAGCGGGCAGGCGAGCAGGAAGACCAGGATGAGCCCAATGAGCTTCCTCATCTTCCTGCCCTCCCTTAAGGAATGACCCAGTAGTATTCGCGCGGGTCGCCCATCTCCATCGAGTCGCGGCGGGTGACTTTGAGCCGCATGTTCCCGGTCTCAAAGTCTCCCTCCTTGGCGAAGGCAGACTTCCAGTTCTCGAACCAGATGAGTCCGTAGCGGAAGCCCTTGAGCTTGAGCGCCCAAGCATCGGTGTCCGACCAATGCCGGAACTTGATGCGCTTGACACCGCCATGCAGCTCCTTCATGACGTTGGTGGCCCGGTTGGCGGTGTCCCATCTCTCAGGGCTGCGGAAGATTTCCTCGAAATACTTCTCGCCCTGGATCGGATAGACCACAGCCTCGACCGTGCAGATGACTCTCTTCTGCCGGTGGTCATACTGATTCTCGGCAGCCTCGAAGGCCGCCCAGATAGCCCCGTGGGTCGGGGAAGCCGTGGTGGCATAGTTCGAGTAGGTGCTACCGTCGTAGCGAAGGTGGGTAGCGCTGGCCCAGGCTCTGCCATCCGCCGCCGTGTGGTAGGTCGTGGCGGCGGCATTATCGAACGCCTGGCCGAGTAGCACGTCCGGGGTCTGGGCAGCGGAGTCGCCCAGGTCTTTCATAATCTCGCTGAAGTTGTCGCTGCCCCCGCCATTCAGCTCGTAGAGGTTGTCGCTGACAGCCTCTTTCGTGATGTCCACGCACAGGCCGCGCACCCTAGGAACCCAGGTCTGCTTTGGACCCTGGATTTGCACGTCGCGGCCGATAGCGTCACCTTCGGGCTTGATCTGCAAATACCCGAGGCTGGAGCGGAACGACACTTCCTCCTTCGACTTCTTGGAGGGTTTGACGGTGCAAAGCTCCGTCAGCTTGGATTCCGTACGGCTTGAATCGTAGGAATCGACAGCCACGCCCAGGAGGCCGGGAATGGACTCGTTGAGGAATCTTGCTACTGTCCAAGTTGCCATGTCTCATTCCTCCCTACACGCCCAGACCGCCGGCTGCGTAGCCGGTAGCCGTGTGCTGCGGGAACTGATACTGATTGATGGTGACAATCCAATCGCAGTGAGTGCCGAGTGCATTGTCGTCGCGCAGCTCAAAGCCCCAGATGTGCATCTGGAGCGCTTCCGTGGTACCCAGCGACCCGAAGCCAAGCTCCATCGCGGAGCAGCCCGAGATGCTATCGCCCGAACCGACCGCAAGGTCACAGTTGAGGCCGGGCGTGCTATTGTCCCCCACCGCGGCGGCGTCGTCCTGGATGACGTAGCGCTGCTGGGGATCGACGCAGACCATCGCGTAGCACTGCGTTCCAGCGCCCGACGTGTAGTCAGCCGCCTTGTAGTAGAGAATGGGCTGATACTTGTTGTCGAAGAACTCCAGGGCGACGCCGCATAAAAGATTGCCGCCAGCCGCCACCTGAGTAACGCCGTGGTCAGCCGTCTGCAAGACAACATCGCCGATGAAGATGTCAGTCCCGTAATCCAGGTCGATAGGGAGCAGCATGTAGCAGTCCCTTCTCTGGATGCCCTTGTAAGGCTTGCAGCCCGCCGGGCGGTCCTTATTTGCCATTGTTCCTGTCCTCCAAAGTAGTTATTCCAGGGAACACCCCCGGAAGTTGTTAGACTTCTACGTTTTCGGGCAACGAGGTTGCCCCGTCTGGCACGATGGACCGTTCGTGGGTAATCACCGTCCGGCCAACGCGCGCCTTGTCGCCTTCTTCATAGGAGATGGCGGGATTGGAAGTGTCGCCAAGGGCGGCAGAGTTCCTGTTCTTCCATGACCGCCAAGCGACATATCGCTCGCGCGGCATGTAGAGCACGATCTGCTCACGCACGCTGATGGCACCGGCCACGTTGAAGACTGCTTCGTCTTCTCTGTCTTCCCTGATCCAGTCACTCATGTTGCTGCGAGTGCAGATGGTCCAGGGAAAGCCGTCATTCCCGTCATCCGGGTTGCACAGCCGCTCGATGTCATCAACGAAGGAACCGCGCCAAGCCGTCAGCCGGTAGGCCCCCCGCTTGTCGTCACAGTAGGCCGGGTAGGTATAGGGGTTCCGGTGGGCGTAGTTGTCGCCCGGCGTAACATGCAGGCGCTCACTTGCCTTGCCCGACCGCGCGACACGAGCCGCCAGTTCAGCGTCATCACTCGTGGTCAGGACGGTCTTGACCACCTTCGGCTCCCGTGGGAGGGTCTGACCCTCGACTACTTCTGTCTTCTTCTTACGAGGCATCGACTGTCCCTCCCTTGGCGGTGGCCTCAAGCGACTTGGCGTATTTCTCCGGCGTCAACCCGTACATCTTGGCTGTCTCAAGTTGACTGGCAGTGAGACTGGCGGCACCCTTGCCCGCGCCCTTAGAGGCAGGCAGACTGCCCTGCTTCTTGACGACTACCTGGCGCTTGGACTCGACCTGGGCACCCTCGCGGCGAGCCTGCTCGATCTTCTGAACCGACTGGTTGCGGGTGTGGATGGCCTGGGCCAGGAAGGCGGCGTCGGGGCGTCCGATGAGGTTGTGCTTCTGGGCAATGGCCATCATCTCGTGCATCAACGTCTCGCCCTTGGCGTAGTCCGGGCTGTCTGGCGCGACCCCAAGTTCGGGGGCGAACTTCACCACCTCTGTCTCCGAC